TCTAGTGTAGTAATCAATTCAACAAACGGTATTGAAATGCCAATGAGTTTAATCTCTGTTAAAGAAAGTAAAGCAGGATCATTGACACAAGTAGTACCAGACTATCACATTAAACGTGTAAGAAATTCTTATCAGTTGATGTGGGAACAACAAGACTGTGATGCATATCTTAAAACTGCATCAGTGTTAGCGGCATATGTAGATCAGAGTATTTCAACGAATACATTCTACAATCCAGCACACTTTAAAGATCAGAAAGTGCCAACAACACTGATCGCAAAGAACTTAATGCAGGCACATCAATGGGGACTTAAGACTTTTTATTATTCTTTAATAAATAAAGCAGGAGTCAAAAGACAAGAAACAGAATTAGCACAAATAGCACAAGCATATGTCGGTGGGCCAGAACTACTAGACGAAGATGATTGTGAATCATGTAAATTATAGGGATTAGATATGAGCAAAGAACAATACGATTTAACAAAACAAACAACTTACTTAGACAATAAAATGTTCTTAGACCCTGCCGGTCCTGTAACTATCCAAAGATTTGAAGAAGTCAAGTATGATAAGATAGCAAACTTTGAAGAAACTGCACGAGGTTTCTTTTGGATACCAGAAGAGATTAGTTTAACAAAAGATTCAGGTGACTTTAAAGAAGCATCAGATGCTGTCAAGCATATCTTCACTGCTAACTTACTTAGACAAACAGCATTAGATAGTCTACAAGGCAGAGGCCCTGTACAAGTCTTTACTCCTGTAGTGAGTTTACCTGAACTAGAAGCATTAATGTATAATTGGTCATTCTTTGAGACTAACATACACTCACGTTCTTACAGTCATATTATTAGAAACATCTATAATGTGCCTAAAGATATCTTTGATACCATACATGATACAAAAGAAATTGCAGATATGGCATCTTCAGTTTGTGATTACTACGATGGCTTACATGAAATCAACTGTCAAAAAGAAATGGGCAAAAAGATTGATGAAGAAAAACACATCAAAGCAATATGGATGGCACTACATGCAAGTTATGCCTTAGAAGCATTACGATTCATGGTATCATTCGCTACATCATTGGCAATGGTAGAGAATAGAATCTTTATGGGTAACGGCAATATCATTTCACTAATCTTACAAGATGAACTACTTCACAAAGGTTGGACAGGTTGGATCATTAATCAAGTTGTTAAAGAAGATCCTAGATTTGCGAAAGCGGCAAAAGAATGTCAGCAAGAAGTTTATGATATGTACATGGATGTCATTAGAGAAGAAAAAGAATGGGCAGATTACTTGTTTAAGAAAGGTCCTGTGATTGGTCTTAATGCAAACATTCTTAAAGAATTTGTAGACCACACAGCATTGGAATCACTCAAAACGATTGGCATCAAATATAATGAGCCTGCCCCAAAAGTATCTCCTATTCCTTGGTTCAACAAGCATAGTGATACTAGTAAGAAGCAAACAGCATTACAAGAGAATGAATCAACTAATTATGTTATTGGTGTTATGTCAGAATCACTCGATTATGACGATCTACCTGAACTAGCATAATTATTATTTGATCGCCTCTAATCGCATTAAATACAGTAATAAAATTAAACATCACACACAGGAGAAATGATGAAAGCAGTAGTATGGAGTAAAGACAATTGCACATATTGTGACCAAGCAATTAAATTGCTGGACGCACAGGGAATTGAAACAGAAGTAAAGAAAATTGGATCAGGTTACACACTACAAGACTTGTTAGAAGTTGTACCTAATGCTCGTACTGCTCCGCAAATCTTTTTAGATGAAGCATATGTTGGTGGGTTTACTGAATTAAAATCAAAATTAGAGGGATAAGATGAATATAGCAGAAGCAAAAAAGAATACAGTTTATACATTTAAACTAAACAGTGGCGAAGAGTTGATTGCGAAAGTACTTGATACAGACCAAGACAATTTTATTATCGAACATCCTGTTTCCTGTGCTCCTGGCCCTCAAGGTATGGGACTTATCCCAAGTATGTTCACCAACGATCCACAGTTATCCGTAACACTAAATACTAGTAGCGTTGCACTTTTTGCTGAAACTGAGACATCAATCAGAGACAAGTACAGAGAAGCAACAACAGGGATTCAAGTCCCAGAGAAATCGATAGTATTAGGATAAAACTACATGGCGAAACTAAGCCGTAAAGATGACAAGAATGATGCAGGAGGTGCTATCAAAAAAGGCGCCGGAACTGTGTTTGCCAATGGCTTAAAAGTAGGCTTACATGTCAGTGAAATAACTCCACACAAACCCTTTTCGCCAAAGAAAAAGCACATACCACACAAGGCAGCCAAAACTACTGAAGGTAGCCCAACAGTATTCGCAGAAGGCGAACCTGTACTCAGAGTAGGTTCTGGGAACTCATGTGGTCACAAGATCAAAGATGGTAGTCCAGATGTCTTTGTGCCTTAGAGAACTATAATGGCAGATTCAGGAAAACAAAGTCCACTAGGTCAAAACGTATTAGGCGGCATTCTGCAAAACAGATGTCTTCAGATCAATGAACATGCTGAACTATATATGGGTGCAAGTAAAACAAATGCATCTTATTATCCTGGAAGACTAGTTACTAATACTGTACTTCGTATGTTGACATACTCTATCAACTCTGCTTATAACAGACTCTATGGTGGTAGCATCAGTAATACTACCTATAAAAATCTCATATCAATCAGTGGCAATAATAACGAATGCTATGCACTAGGCAACTCAATGCCACCCACATACAAAATAGAAGATCCTTCTGGAGTGTGGACAGATAAAGCAAACGAGTATGGCGGAACCACAGGCCCTGCTAATGCAGGATATTCGTCTGAAGGTACAGTTGATCAGGAACAGAATGCTCAATGGTGGGCGGCCTATGATAATGTCAGCAATGATAATGTTGGTGTAACACAATGGGGATATGTAAGACTTCATGCATTACAAGCATGGAACGAGTTTAACTGGCACGGCAAGTCACCAACAACAGCAGTTGACTACCAAGATTTTTGTAGTTCTTTCTTACAAGCACAAGGATATATAGAAGGACAAAATGCTCCTATATATGCTTCTGAAGACGCACAGACGTTCGGAGAAGGATCCTTTAGTAATATGAATGACTTGATTACTGCTGATCTTGCAGGAGTCAATTTATCACTACAAGCATTTGGTACTGATTTAGAAAATTTAGGTAAACTGTTCGATCCTAAACGATTAGATAGATTTGGATTCCCTTCTACATTGCTACAGCAACTGTATAAAGGCGGTGGAATGACAGAAGACTTAAACTTATCACTTGCCGCGGCAGGACTTACTGCTAACCAAATTGCTAAAATATCATCAGGCACTGCTGATTTTGTAACAGTAGGACAAGAGAAACAAATATACGGTGCGTTCTTACTAGTGTTTGCCGGAAACTTAAAAAACTGTATTGCTCCTTTAGCACCCAATATGCTTGACAGCGTTTCCAACAACCCACAGGGCGATTACCCTGGACAACTTAGAACTCTCGCAGACTGTTTAGATATAAAACGTTTGTTTCCAAACTCGTATCCTAGCATGACAGTTCCACTATACAACAATGAACTAGGCTTACCAACTAATAGTAAAACATATTACTTGATATACGACAATGAAACATACCCTGCAACAGTCAATGCATCATTAAATGATATTGCTATTCAAAACAGAATCGGAACTATTGTTTGTGAAGGACAGCCTCCAATCAGAGATGATATCATAGAGAATCCTTCGTTGAATATCCCTGTAGGATATGATTCTTATTTAAGAGGATGTGTACCTCAAGCAGTAGGACTCGCGGCAGGAGCATTTAGATATTCAATGCTACAAGTTACAAATATTGAACAATTAGATCCTTCTAAAGTTGTTTGTTTTAAAGGATTAGAAATCAATGAAAACAACGGCGATGGTGCAGATGGCACAGGCTCAACTGACGATGATCTAGCAAAACCTATTAACAAAGAACTTCAAGCAGAAGTGCCAAAGCAATTAGCACTAGGTAGTGGTTATGCAGGTACATTTACTTTTTCAGATTTCTTTGGGTGTATGTCAGGCTTGCCTTATGCATGGCAACTGATCTTTAATAACATTAATAAAACAGGTGCGTCACAAGTTCCTGCTGAATCTATTCTTGCTAAAATATATCAACAGTTATATCTAGCAGTTACTTGGGAAGCACCTCTGATAACCCTTGCGTTACAATATCAGTGTGTACTGAATACGCCAAAATATGCAAACCCTGCAAACCCAGATTATCAACCAGATCCGTTATTACCAGATTATGATCCTAACCCATACGTAGAGTATAATGACAATAGTGTTAAGACAATGGATCAATGGACAGTTGCTACATTCTTTGGTCAATATAAAGTTAAAAGTGAAGATGTGTTAGCAGGCGATGGTGGAGGATATGGAAGAGGAGGAGCGCCTAACCCAACATGTAGTATTAATTATGGAAGTTATAGTTCAGATGGCACAAGTGTATCAATTTCTGGCATTGGCAGAAACGATTCGTCTACTGGCACCAGTGGAGGCACGTTAATACGTGGAGGCTTTGGAAGGATAACAGCCGCATATACGTCAGGCGGTTCGTTTACACAATGGGCTAGTACACCTTCACCTATTCCAGCAACACAGGCTCTACCAGATGGACCTCCCCCTG